ACAATTCTATTTGGCAAACTCTGATACCAATGCTGCGGTATATGTACAGATAAGTGCGTCTAATTCTTTTAATGTCTCATTGCCAGATACAGGTCCTTCTAATGTAATTACTTTACCGCCCTATTCTTATAAGGTTGTAACGTGGTTACAAGTAGGTCCGACTGCTAACGTCTATGCCAAGGTTATTGGAGACGCAGCAAACGCATCTGTTTATGTTTGCCCTGGTGAGGGGTTCTAAATAGACCCGTTTACGTTGGCGATGATGGCGTTCTCTGCTGTAAAAAGCGGAGTGGCTGCCTATAAGGAAATCAAGCAAACAGGCGGTGAGGTTGTTGGTATAGTAAATGAGCTGAGTGGTGCACTTGGCTCTTTTTTTGACCATCAAGACAAGGCTAAGAAGGCAGACGCAGAGCTGAAGAAAAATCCGCCCAAGGGTAAGTCACTGCAATCCATAGCTCTAGAAAATGTGTTGCGTAAAAAGCAACTAGAACAGGCTGAGTACGATTTAAGGCAAATGCTTGTCTACGAGTCACCTCCTGAGCTAGGTTCGGTCTGGACAGAGTTTGAAGCAGAGAGAACCAGGCTAGTAAAAGAGCAAGAGGCGCTGGACAAAGCTCAAAAAAAAAGGAATTGCTCGAATCACACGAAAGGCGTATACGAGCAGGAAACGTCAAAGTGGGAGTTGCAATCTGTATTGCTGTTTTCGTTGTTGCGTTTACCATTGGCGGTTTGATGTACCAGATACACATTTGGACAGAGGAACGCAAGAGAGAAGAACGTTGGTATATTGAGTTTCACAGGAAATTCGAAGAAAATAGCAAAGAGATAGAGTGTTACAACCTGTTTAGAGAGACAGGATATTTACCCAAATACTGTAAGGATTGATATGGATTGGCTAAAAACGATTGCACCAACTATTGCCACCGCTCTTGGTGGACCATTCGGAGGATTAGCGTATGAAGCAGTTTCAAAGGTTCTTGGAGTTTCTCAAGACGATGCAAAAAAAATGCTTGACGATGGCAAACTCACTTCTGAGCAAATTGCAAGCGTTCAGCAAGCGGAAATAGCGCTCAAGGCTAAGGCTCAAGAGCTGGGATTAGACTTTGAACAGTTGGCGGTGGCTGACCGAAAGTCCGCAAGGGAGATGCAAACAAATACGCACTCCTTTATTCCTCCCGTCCTTGCTATTATGGTCACCATCGGGTTTTTTGGCATCTTATACGGATTGATGACCGAGCAGTTCAAAACGTCAGACGCTCTCCTCCTTATGCTAGGTAGCCTAGGCACAGCATGGACAGGTGTCATTGCCTTTTACTTCGGTAGCTCTGCTGGTTCACAAGCCAAGGACGCTATGCTTCACAAATCAACACCTACGGACCAAGTCAAATGATTAACTCACGCTCACTAGATGAACTACTCCCAGAAGTCAAAGCCAAAGTCGAACAATTCATCTCCTTATGCAAGGATGCTGGAATTGAACTGCTCATTACATCCACTTATAGAGACAATGAAAGCCAAGCTGCTTTGTATGCTCAGGGCAGAACTTCTCCAGGAAATATTGTTACGAACGCTGGACCTGGTGAGTCTTATCACAACTATCGTTGTGCTGTGGACGTTGTGCCTTTGGTTAATGGCAAGCCTGATTGGGATGGAAGCCACCCAGTTTGGGCAACTGTTGGGGCGCTTGGTGAGCAGTCTGGTTTAGATTGGGCAGGGAAATGGGTGCACTTTAAAGAGCTTGCGCATTTCCAATACACGGGCGGGTTAACCATTGCTCAATTAAAAGAAGGCGTTGCCATAGCCTAAAAAATCCTAAAACGGATTTGGCCTCCCCGCCACCAAGAAAAATCGATTTTCCTAAATCGGTACACAAACCATGTTGAGAGGGTCTGCCACTATAAACTGGTAGCCTTCTCCTACGGCCTCTGCAATGGCTTGCACACCAACAATATGATGCTCGACCCATAAGATGGGTTTAAACGTTTTTATGGTGTTTTTAGAGCCTTTTATAGCCTGTATTTCAAAGCCTTCTACGTCAATCTTGATAAAGTCGCATCTAGGCAAATCCATAGCGTCAATCGTTATTCCTCTTACCATTGAATTACGCATAAATGTGTTTTCTTGGATTTCCCCAGGCTGAACTTGAACCGTACCGTAGTCCATCTTCATGCTGTAATCAATAATTGGCAAAACCAAATATTGAGCGCAATCTGAAATTGCTGCATTGTGAACATAAACATTAGATAGGTCGTTGAGCGCTATAGAACCGCATAGTGCGTTATAGATAATTCTTTGTGGTTCAAACGCAATAATCGAAACATCTTTACGCCTTTGAGCAACAGGAATACTGAAAAGCCCAATATTTGCACCCGCATCAATAATTATTGCACCAGGTGTCAATTTATCGACAAATTGGAAGATGTTTTGTAGCTCTGACTCTATGTGAGTGCGCCCCGTCTTGGCGAGAGCATCTATTTGAAAATCACAGTTTCTGTTGACTATGATTTTCCCGTAAATAGACTCTACAACGGTAAAGTGGTTAATCATGGTGCTGGTGTGAGTCCACCCTCAAATAAGTAACTACCAAAATGACCTAACTGTGCCCAGGGTGCTGCCCAGACCTTAAGCCCTGCCTCTCTAGCCTTCCAGCAGAAGAAATAATCCTCTGAGAGCAGTCTTTCTGTACCTGGCTCTATAGCACAAGCAAAATACTCGGTAATGCGGTCGTTAGAGATGCCTCCGTCTAAGAACAGTACGTCATTGTTGTAACTGTTAACAACAGACTTCATCGTCTCAAAGGTAGACCTCTTAATGAGCATAAACCCTGTACCACCGTTAAATATCTCTACAGGCTCACTGACGGGAACAGTTACGCTACCAGCATAGTCCTTTAAATTGACTACAACGCTTGCTGTGCGTGTTTTTAGCCTGTCGGTAGGCACACCCTCCTTGACGGCCTTCTCGACCTCTACCCAGTTAATTTCCTTCTTAGGATAGATACCGCAAATGATGTCCTTATCGGCTTCAATCATCTTGATGATGTCCTGCGGATTGAACTTAATATCTGCATCTATGAACATCAAGTGCGTGCACTCGGGGCGCTGCATAAACCCGTGAGCAAGTGCGTTACGGCCTCGCTGAATCAAAGACTCGTTAAACATAGCGGAATAAGCCATGTCATAGCCATTTTGATTGAGCACTGGTCCTAGTGTTAGCAAACTCTGTGTGTAGTAGCCTGTACATTGGCCTCCGTACATTGGAGTTGCTACAAAAATGTTACCTTTTTTTTCCATGATGTTCCTAGTTAAGTTAAGAAAATGACAGACTGTGAGATTACAGGGGGTCTGTCAGCACCTGTCCTAACTCCGAGATTTGCTCTCGTAGTTGCCTCTCACTGGAATGATGGTGGGATGTGCGGGGCTCGAACCCACGACCAACAAATTAAAAGTCTGCTGCTCTACCATCTGAGCTAACATCCCGTGATTCAACCGTGAGCTATTTTAGGCGTTGTTACAAAGCTCATTCCGTCTTCAAACCCTTGTTGGTAAGCCATATCGTATATTTCCTGAATACTCATGTTCTTCAGCTTTATGATATGTCCTCTATCCGCAGAACGTACTTCCCAGTCTTGGCTGACTTCCTCCAGCCGTGTACGTGTACCCTGATGTTCGATTTTCTCACCCATGATATGGTCTCACTTTCTTGAATTTTTTTAATGCGTGATGAAACACCAGAGGCAGTTACTTGTACCGCCAATACTTCACCGTCTTTAAGCGCTAATATATCGCACCAGCCCCACAAGTCTTTTCTGACTCGTGCCCACGGATTCCAGTATTCCACAATCCACGGTAGGTAGCCTTCCTCTCGCAAGTACTCTAGGCTACGCTGAGTTGGTGATGTCTTCTTAGTTGCCATAATGGTGGGGTACTGACGGTGCTCTGCTTGTGAACGGCACCAGTTTATTGGTACAGAGCGAGGCGACTCCCGCTTTCCCCCATATCCTTTTTAACTCAGAACGGGACATCATTATCGTCACGACTTCTGCTGTACGTATTTGGCTTCTTAGCGTAGCCAGGAGTTACCTCTTTAGGTTGCTGCTCCTCTAGCTTCTT